GTATCAGGAAATAACCCTACGTTTGTACGCCCGTAGACGGCGAGTCGATGTTTACTTGATCACAGCACGATTCACGGAAAGCTGCGTGAGCGCTGGGATGATGGCACCCGACCAGGTGCCGGCGAGATTGCCAATGGCCGGGCCAAATTTGGCTCCACCAATCGGCACGTCGAGGACGGCTTTGACGATGTACTCCTTGTAGGTCGTGACAAGGTCAACGCCGGCTACGACGCTTTGAATGACTGCGGTCGCTCCTTGTGTGATGGTGTTGATGTACGCTACAACGTCATCGGGAGCTGCGATGTCGGTGCCAACACGCAGAACCAAGTCGTAGAAGCCAGCGGCTTTAACGTAAATGGCCTGGATGACATCGTTGTTGCTATCGACGTACGTCGTGTTAGTCACCAAGGAAAGCGACTCAGTGGCAGGAACGACAGAGTCGTTGACGAGCTGGAGTGGCGAATACGTGGTGACGTAGTGCGGAGAGTACGTCTTGAGAGCAGTCGCCGGAGAGGGTGCGGCGTTGGCGTCAAACGTGTTGCCGGGAAGGGCGGCAGAGGGCTGAGGGGTGAAGAGCTCAACTTCATAATCAACGTAGATCTCGCCGATGTTGGTGGCACCAGGGATGCCCTTGGTGGCTACATACAACAAACCGGCATCGTACGTTTTGAGGTCGCTCTGGGCAGAAATGGCGCCAACGCGGGTGTACTTGCGAGGCCCGATGGGGAACATGGACGCAATGTCAAGTGACAAGGTCACATCCTTCCAGGCGGGCGAACGGGCGTACGTTTTGTTGGAGGCGAGTTCGACCTTGGAATCAGGCGGAGCGTCGAGCACGTCGTAGTCGACGCCGAGCATGATTTCTCCGGCAATGGCTGTGCTAGCCATAGTGCGGTAATGAACACGCAGGCTACGAAACCTGTACATGTCATAATTAGCAGCAATGGTGCTCAGCCAAATGAACATGGACCGCAGCGCGGGGTTGATGTTGTACTTCAGAAACTGAAAAGACGTGTCCGTAGCAACAACGTCAGTCAAGAATTCTTGATGGCGAATGACGACATTACCCCCAGTTGAATAACGTGACGTGGCGGGTCCGTTGCGATGCACTGAGCCAATCACAGCAGGGGCCGAGACGCGAATGGTCTGTGACCGAGATGCAGCGACTTGCTTAGCGAACCGTTTCTTCTGTGGCGTCTTCTTCTTCCGGGCGACGGCTTTAGGCTTGGAAGCGTGTGGGGCAAAGCCCCGTAGTTTTCCAACGGCGCTGGCGAAGTCGAAGGCGGAAGAATGGACAGGTGCCACGGGAGTGGATGGGAGAGCAGATCCCATACCAGCGCGACTCGGACAAATCATATTGACGCCGAATGAAGCGCGGTCAATTGTGCGCGTGCTCGATTGCGGTTTAACGCTAACCGCAGCGGGGTTGCTGGGCGCAAGAGTGCCCATACCAGCTCGAAACCCGGCTGGACATTGATTGGAAGCAGCAGAAGTAGTTGGATCCATTGTAGACATTACCGGAGGACCGGAGCCCCTCATGTTTGCGTGTACAGTGTAGTGGTACAAACACGATGTCGACGCGGATTCATGGCACGTGCGCATGTACAACACCGTGGGGATGTATACATTGCGCTTACTGCATTCCGAAGCGAATCTCTGCAAGACTGCGAGCGTTTTCGTGCCCATGACCTGAGCTATGGCAGGGTGCAACGCGCACCAGTACGTACCAGCGAGAGATGCGGCAATGCCGGCGAATACTTCGACTGGGGCGTTGGGAACGGCACCGGACACGGCCCGGGGTGCATTAGACACGAAAGAGCACACAAACTGTGCTTGATCAAGAGCGACTGTCGTCTGACAAAGAAATGGTGCTGTCTTGAAGAGGTTGGTGGCGTTAGCCAGCGTGATCTCCTCTAGCTTGGCAGCGATATTGAGGTGTGTGCTAACGTAGCTGATGAAGCGATCCACAGCAGACGTTGTCACGAGCTTGTTGGCGCTAGTGACCACGAGCGAGTCATCGCCACATACGATGTACGAATCAGGAGCAATAACTCCACACCCGGTTTCTTTGACGAACGCGCGGAAGATCGCCACGTTACGGACAGAATTGATGACGGTCGTGTGGTAGTTTCCGGAGGGGTTACCCACGGGCTGACGACCCAGGTCGACGCCGGAGGGCGACACGAACGGAGCGGACGACATAACCCACACCAATCTGTTACGAACGCGTGTTGGCATCGGGACCTTCGAGTACAACAGCTCCCAGTCGCTTCGTTGCGTCGTGCCGTCGAATTCTGTGTAGTCAATACCAAAGGTCGTGAAGGGCGAGCCCTTCTTGACCAACTGACTATAGAGCGGCGGCATCGTGCGAGCCCACGACACGGGATTGCTAGTACTGACAACTACACGGACATTGGGGTGCGAGTAAACAAAATCAGTCAGTCCAGCAGTGAAACACCGTTGAACGAGTGATGCGAGTATCGAAGGAACCTGAATTGATCTGTAGCTGGAGTTCTCGATCTTCTTGGCATTGTAGCGGTCGTTCTTGAGATGCACGCGAATCACGTCATCATAGGCACCAGTGTCGGAAGGCATGGCGCTGGTGTAGGAGAGAAATCGTCCCCATAGAGCAGCGACGCCAACAGCATCCACAAGCGCCTGCACAGTGCCAAATGTTGTGCCATCGAAAGTCAAGTCCACACCAGCGTCGTACGCAAACGTACCAGGCGAAGATTTCGCTCTAACGTTCTCGAGAGCTGGGATGAACACTTCGCCGAGGAATCGCGGCTTGTCAGTCTCAAACAGGAAGGCAGCGCCGTAATCTTTAGCATACGCTTCAGATGCGACGTACTCATCCATGATAGAAGAAAACGCGGCTACGTATTCTTTCGACGTGTACTCGAATGGCGATTTCTGAAATCGCTTGACGGCCTCAAGCACGGTGGCATCATCGTTGCCGGGAGTAACAGGCACGCGATCAACGGGAACAGGGTTATCCAGAGCGGACGGTTCGGCTTTGGTAATCTTGGTCTTCCCAATTGCACACGCGAGCTTGTCACCAGCGGCTTCAGCGACGAGTGGCTGAACAGAGACGTTGTCATTGTACTCCTTAAACGCGGATACGTTGACACATGGGTCGTCGTCAGAATCTAAATCATCAGACAAAGACGCGCTGTCGTCAACGTCAACGAGCGGGACGAACATGTTGACGCGATCTCCGACGAAAGAACCTTCGTGCAAACCAACGCAATAGGCGACCGCACCACCAGTCATGTAAATAGGAGACCCACTATCACCCTCAACGGATGAATACGTTCCCTTCCACATGTTGGTGTCGCGACAATACGTGGTAATCATGCCAACGGAAACCATCTTCTTGTTTTGGACGACACACGGAGAGTGGGGAAGAGGAATCGTCTCGGCTACGGCGCGCACACTGTCATCAAACGGCTGCCAGTCGAACCTAGTTGTGTATGGTCCAACTTTGCGGATGCTACT